AGTTTTTCAATTTCATTTCTTTCATTACAAACCGTAATAGCATAACTTATATTCATTCTTCTGCATTTTCAAATACACCTATGTACTCAAGAGCATCCACATACTCTTTTTCTTCAAATTCCTTTAGGGTTTCCATATCCATTCTATACTCATAAAATTGACCTTTTTTACCCGGGATAGGATATTTAGATTTTTCTTCTTCTTTCACAGGTATAGCTTTAACGGCTGCCCATTTCCATTGAGAGGCATTAGGACCATTAGCAAATACCATTCCTTGTGTAGGTAAATTAACCATAGAAGGCATCCATATTTTCCCATCATCATCTTCACCCATAAGTTCTTTATATAGGTTGGGTAAAATTTCAACTTGTTCATCGAAGTATTTTTCACCTTTTTTCATAAGTGAATTAGTTTGAAACCCACAACCATAACACATGTAATTTTTTATATTATGGTTTACTTCCTGGACATAGCAAGCATTGCCCCCACATCTATCACATACAATAAGATTATCCATTTATACTTTTTTAAGTTTAGGCAAATTTAACTTAGGTAGTTTATTTTTATCCTTATTACTGTCTATTTTTTTCAATTTAGGTAATGATAAAGACACTTGTTGAGCAATTGAAGGTACATGCTCATTTAATAAGTTACCTAAAATTTCTTCCATTTTGCTAAAGCTAAAATTATTTCTAGAATAGTAACCTTGTCTTTTTGCTTTTACTTTCCAATCTTTATAATTATCAGTAATACTAGTTAGTGCACTAGAAACATTAGTAGGTTCGGGAGAAAACCATTGTGATTCAGGTATTAACATATCTTTAATAACTGCGGTTTTATGTATAGGTTTTAATGAACCTTCAACTAAAGCACAAAATTCGGGTTGGAGAAAATCCAATTGACCGGACCAATTAGAAGCTATAATAGGTTTATTAGTTAAAGAAAATTCTAAAAGAGGTCTACCAAACCCTTCTCCTTTAGTTAACGAAACCATAGCTTTAATTTTAGGATGGTTATATACTTCGTTCATTTCCTTATTGCTAAGATCACCATGTAAAATGTAAACATTGGGTAATTTTGAGGAATCAACCGATTTTTTAAGAAAATCTAATCTTTTCAATATTTCAGTTTTACCTAATAAAGAAGCATTTGTTATGCTGGTTTTTAAAATTAAAGCAGGTGGATTTTTTTTATTTTTATATTTTTCATAAAATATTTTTATTAACATACCTATGTTTTTTCTGTCTTCACCTACATCACCCTGCATCCAATGACCAACAGAAAGAAAAGCAAAATCCTCAGGAATGGAGTTAATGTCATCAAATATTTCTCTACTAGCTATTTCATTACGTTTTAGAGGCTTGTATAAATCCACTAAAGCTCCTTCTAATAATACCTTTACAGGTTTTTCTAGTTTTATTCGCCTTAGTAAGTTACCATTTTTATCTTTGTGATCAAAAGCTGTAGTTTCAAAAACTTTTTTAGAATGTTCAGATGATACTAAGTTTAAGTCCATTCGGTTTAGCCCCTCTATCCATTGTGGGGCACAGTGAGTAGTTTCAATCCCTGCAGTCAACCCAATATTATACTTTCCTACTGGTTGAAATTCGTTAGGTACAGTTATCTGGCACCAAATATCGGGTTTTGTTGTTAATTGTTCAATAAATAAGGATTTTAAAAAGCCCCATTCTTCTTTATGATCATCAATAAAACCCCATGCACAATTCCCCCATCTTTGAGGTAAAATTTTTACATCATATTTATCTAAATTTACTAGAGCTTTAACTAAATCTCTACTTCTAGAACCATATCCCGAATAGGTATCTATGGGACAACTTATATAAAAAGAATTTTTCATTAGTATATTAATTTATGTGGTAAAACCTGTTTTTCTACTGTGGTATCAGTTATAAACTCATATTTGGGTCTTGGTGTCCAAGTATCAAATAAATTATCAATAGCCTTTATAATTCTATTAGACATTTTTTCGGAGGTAAAACCAGCTTCATCCCCAATGGCCCATTTATAACCTTCTAACCCTACTTCTTTTCTTTCTGAAGGGGATAAGTTATACAAGTTTTCAATTTGTACAGCTGCATCCTCCCAACTACATCTATCATCAAAGATATATGGGGTGGTTGGGGAGCCTTGTAAAGAAAGTGAAGTTGGGTATACAGGAAAAGCCCAATTTCCATGTTTTTTGTAAGTTCCTCTATGGTTAGAAGGTACATCAGGGGATGGGGTATACCAATTTCCTTCATCATCCTCAAACCTCATTTGATCTTGCATTCCTCCGGTAACATTAGCTATAAACGGGGTTCCAGTAAGTAATGCTTCAGTAAGAGCTAAACCCCATCCTTCATTCGAAGATAATAATGCTACCCCATCAGAAATATTATATAGGTAACTCATATCTTGAGATGATAATTTATTACCTATTATCTGAATATTACTCTCATTATCAGGGAATAAGTATTCTATAACTCTTGGTATATCTGTGCCATTACCATCTACAGGGTCTGTTTTTAGTAAAAGACTACATTTTTTAGCTTTAGATTTAGGTAATTTTTCAGTAAAAACTTTCCAAGCCAATAGTAAATCCATTATTGACTTACGTCTAATATTTCTAGAGTTAAATAACAAAGTAAATTCATAATCTTTACCCTGATATACTTTATTTTTAAATTCTAGTAAATCAGGATCTTCCACATGTATAGGTTTAAAAACTTTATTATTTAATCCATGAGGCACATATTCAATAATTTTATTTTTAGCTTTATCTCCTAAAACCATTTTATTGATGTTTACGGTTTGTTTAGATATCCCCAGTAAAGCATCACAGCTATCGTAAAAATCTTTATTATAAACAGGTGCGGGTACATCATCCCATATGTTAAGGTAGATGAATGGCATTTTTGTTCTAAACTCATTTTCAACATCAAATAACCACTTATAATATCTAGGATCTGTTATAAAAAAGATAGCATCAGGTTTTTCTATATCTATTACCTGCCTTAGTATTCCAATATCACCATAACCATTAACTGGGTATATAAAAACTGATGCATCCTTTACTTTACTTTCGGATTTAATAGGTTCAGATATGTCAAATCTTTTTCCTTTATCAGGGTGTTTAACAGCTCCTGCAATACATGCAAAATTAAACCTATGACATGTGTTTAAAACAAACTCTCTACCTACCTGTGCTACACCAGAGTGGACCCTAATATCATCTCCTAATAGGAGAATTTTTTTCCTCTGGTCCTGAGGAATATAACCTTCTTTCATATTATTTTTTTTAAAACTTATTTTTCAGTGTTGAATTCTAAATTTGTATGTGATGATACTTGCTTTCTAAATTCTTCATTAGTAAGATACAAATGAATACTGCGTTCTGCAAGTTTTTGAAAAGAGAATTTACGTTTAATGCATTCTACTCTAAAATCATCCCACATATTAGAATCTATCTTTACACTAGTTAACTTTTGATTACTCATGACAAATATTTTTATTAATAACGTTTGATATAAATATACATAAATATATTAAAAATTAAAATTCTATACCAAACTTACAAAGATCTTTATTATCAGCATAGGGACAAAATCTACAGCTATTGCCTGGTTTTGATATATGTGATGTATCATTATGTCCTGATTTATTAAATGCTTCTGTGATAAAAGTATTTAAAAACTTAGTAGCTTTATTTACTTTTACTTTTCCGGATGCGGGTTTAAAAGTTTGAATCCTAGAAATAGCAAAATCAGAAAACTCAGGTACTTTTCGTTTAACAATAAAAAACTCTACATCTATTTTTTCTAATGGAATTCCATACTGTTCAGAAAAAAACTTTTTATATAAAACTAATTGGGTTTGTTTAATTTCATCTTTTTTAGTTTTGCTTCCCCACCCTCGAGTAGAAGTTTTTATATCATAGATGTAAAATTTATCTTCCCATTCATTATATAATACTAAATCTAAATAACCCATATACATAACATTATTTAAATTTTTATTAGGTTGTATAACAATAGGAATTTCACATCCTACTAAGAATGTATCTCTTCTAGTGAAATATTTAGGTCTTCGTTTTTTAAAAAATTCTATAATAGCTACTCCATCTTCATAAAACTCTCTCATTTCATCAGGGGTGGTGAAATGCTTATCATTATTAGATTTAAACTGGCTAGTATAATTTTCTCTAAAAGAATTCTCAAATATCTCCACTGTGTTTTCCCTATCTGCAGCTGCCCCAGATATTTCAAACATTGTAGTCATATAATGTTGTAAAGCCTCGTGTAAAGCTGTTCCAAAAACGGTATGAATGTTTGATGTGAAAACTTTATGACCATCTCTATACATAAGAGCCCATTTCTTAGGACATTCCAAAAACATAGACATTTGGGAATACGATATATTCTTTTGATAAGAATAATTAATTTCGGGTAATTCAAAATTTTGAATTTCCTTAACTATTTTTGGAATTTTTCTTTTGGCCATTTTAGGCTTTTAATAATTTAGTGATTTCTTTTTTTTCAAAACCCATTTTACTTAATATATCTTTAATTTTAAGTTTCCCTAAAATATTAAAATATTCCTTTGCTTCTTTTTTAGAACATTCGAAATGATTAGATAACAATTCTATTAAATCTCCATTATATTTAGTGATATTACCCTTTACATATTTAAGAAATACCTTACGTTTAGGTATTAATTCTCTATAAATAGTATAAATTTGTTGTTTTTCAGTGGGTAAAATAGTTTGGACCTCATTAGATAGTTCTACATAATAGGGATTCATAGATATAAACCTATGGATCATATAACTATTAAAAGATTCCCAATCTTGTTCACTAAATGAATCTGCTGGAGATTTTTTATAGGTAATTTCCTCTAACCAATTCCAAATTGTCATACGCAATATTCACTATATTCTTCACGTAGATCTGGAGGGATGGTATCTTTAAGGATTTTTCCTGTTTTAACATCATAGAAAATAGGTAGAGGCATAATGGCATCTTCATCTGTACCTGCTACGAACTTTGATATTTGACGTAGTAACATTCCCTGTTGAAATACTACATCCCCATCGGGGGTTTTAACCGCTGTAGTATTTTTCATATCAATGTTGAGTTGCGGTTGATTAGTTTGTTGTCCCATAATAAAATTTAAATAATTGTGTTTGATTTTTTTAATTCAATAATTTTAGATATAGCAGACATAATATTAATTTCCTTATCAATTCTAAAATTAGCTTGATATAAATGAGTATTAAGTATTACAGCTATAGAGCCCTCTAATTCAGGGGCGTATTTAGAGGCATAATCAAATAAAGCTCTAAATAGTTCTTCGTAGTCATTTACTCCAGAATCAGCTATAATCTGTCGTAAATCTTTAAAGTTAGGTTTAGTACCTGATAGTTCCTTAATAACACTTTTGATATAATTTGATGATACTAAAACATTTTTATCAGGTTGTAATTTACCCTCATTAGTAGAAAATTGTACAGTATTAAGTATTTTCCTTAGATCGGGGTAATGTTTATTTACTATAGCACCTATAGCTTCTAATTCAAAGGTTATATCTTCTTTACATAGAATGTCATGTACATGGCGTGCTATCTCCTGTTTAGATTGTGGTACTATTTTAAGTACCTGGCATCTTGATTGTAATGGGTCTATAATTCGTTCTATAAAATTACAAGTCATTACAAATCGTGTATTACGAGAAAAAGTTTCTATTATATTTCTAAGAGAGGCTTGTGCCTGAATAGTTAGGAAATCAGCCTCATCTAAGATAATAATTTTAATAGGTTTGAAAGATGCAGCACTAGCAAAATCAACAACCTTATTTCTAATAGTTTCTATTCCCCGTTCATCCGATGCATTAATGTATAAATAATCACAATCTAAATTTTTAACTATAATTTTAGCAAGTGTAGTTTTACCAGAACCTGCGGGACCGTAGAATATAAAGTTTTGAATATCATTGGAATCTAGATATTGAGAAATTGTTGATTTAACATTTTCATTTCCTACAAAAGTATCTAGTGTCTGTGGGCGGTACTTTTCGTTTAATAATATGTTTGACATAACCTATTTTTTACTAAAACTAGTATATAATGAAAATATAATACCTCCAAAAATGCAAAATTTAAAAAGAGTCATTCCTATACCTTCATTAGGACTTAATAGGTATTCACCTATTTCCTGATTACCACCTATAATTCCTATACATAAAGCAGGTAGGCAAATAGCTATAAAAAATATATATATTCCCATAAAAAACCCTGCTATAATACTACTTATAACTTTAATTGCTGGATTGTCCATAACTTATCATTTACGTGAAGTTACGCACCCTGTTTGAATTCTCCAAATAAGCCATAACGTTTCTCTGGTTCTTCTTTAACTATAATTTCCTCTTCTTTTGTTTTGAGAGCGTATAATTTAGAGTCCAGGGGGGCTAATCTATATTCCCCCCTGAACTCTGTAGCTTGGAAGTAAGCTTCTAATACGTCCGTAAGAGATGGGTGGATTACTTCATAAGGATCATCCTTTAACATCCACTTATCTCCAGGTGGTACCCTAACTGCTATGAGTTCAGGAAATTCAACTATTTCAGTCCGGTTTTCCATTAAAACATACCATTATAGTTAGGAGTAGCTTCTTCCTCACTAGGTTCTTCTACTACTACACATTCTGTTAATAATACAGTTCCAGCAACTGATGAAGCATTTTCAAGGGCTGTTCTAGTTACTTTAGTTGGATCAATAATTCCTGATTTTCTCATGTCAATATAAGATTCATTTTTCAAATCAAATCCTGTCCAAGTATCATTTGAATCTAAGATTGTATTAATAGTTTCATAAATAGTGCTAGGACCATAACCTGCATTAGTTAAAATTTGTTCTAGTGGTTTATAACATGCTTGTTTTACTAAATCAATACCTAAACAAAAATCCTGAGATAAAGAACTATCCTTATGGTTTAGGGCTTCACTTGCATAAATAAGTGCTGCTCCACCTCCAGGAACAATACCTTCTTCTAATGCAGCTTTTGTTGCGTTGAGAGCATCATCTACTCGATCTTTTTTCTCATGCATTTCTGTTTCATTATAACCACCAACATGGATTATAGAAACACCACCAACCATTCTACCTAAACGATCTTGTAGTTTTTCCATTTCAAACGGTGATGCAGCATTTTCAATTTGTGATTGAAGTTCACCTACTCGACAATTAATATCTTCAACTTTGCCTTTACCATCAACAATTGTTGTTTGATCCTTAGTAATAGTAACTGTACGGGCTTCTCCAAACCAGTCCCAACTGAATTTTTCGAGTTTCATCCCTTTATTTTTATCAAATACTTGACCACCAGTTAATACTGCAATGTCTTCAAGAACTAATTTTTGTCTATCGCCGAATTCAGGTGCTTTTACAGCTGCTACTTTTAGAGTACCTCTAGCTTTATTAACAATAAGAGTAGCCAAAGCTTCATTATCAATATCACTAGCTATAATTAAAAGTGATTTATTAGTTGTAGAAACACTTTCCAGAATTGGTAATAAATCCTTAACAGTAGAAAATTTATGATCAGCAATTAGAATATAAGGATTTTCTAAAGTACAAGTCATAGTAGAATTATCAGTAACAAAGAAATGAGATTTATAACCTCTATCAAATTGCATACCCTCTACTGTTTCAAGATAAGTTTCTCCAGATTTAGATTCTTCAATATGTACAACCCCATCTCTACCCACTTTATCAATTGCAGAAGCAATAAGTTTTCCTACTTCAGGATCATTATTAGCTGAGATAGTAGCAACTTGTTCTAGTTGTTCTTCAGAAGAAATATCTTCTGCTACTTTTTCTTTAAGACAATCTACTACTTTCTTAGTGGCATAATCAATTCCTCTTTTAACTTCTACTGAGTTAACTCCTCTATTAATACTAGATAGACCTTTTTTAATAATTTCTCTTGCTAGTAAGGTAGATGTGGTTGTACCATCACCTGCTGAATCTGCAGTTTGAATGGCTGCTTGTTTTACTAATTGTACTCCTGATTCCTTAATAGGATCCTTTAAATTAATATTTTTAGCTACGGTTACACCATCTTTTGTGGATTTAATAGGTTCATTAGCTTTAGAGATTACTACGTTTCTACCATTAGGACCTAAAGTAGAAACAACAGCATCTGCTAATGTATCAATACCTGTAACTAGTTTTTCTCGAGCATCTGCTCCTAATTCAATAATTTTTGACATAAACTTTTATTTAAAATGGTAATTCTTGTTGGTAATCTTCATCAGTAATGCGGGCTAATAGTTGGTTTTCAGGGCCTACATAATATTCTTCCCCATCAAATTCCATACGCGTAAATCCCATTGTAGGAACAATTACGGTTTGTCCTACTTTTACTGTTGTAGGAATTAAATTTCCATTGATGGTTCGTTTTCCAGGACCAACTGCTACAACTACTGCACGTTGGTTTTTTTCTTTACCCATATCAGGAACTACAATTGAACCATAAGTAGTATCTTCTTCTTCTACGGGTTTTACAATAACTGCATCGAACAATGCTTCTAACTTCTTCATAAACTTTTTTAAGATTTAAATATACAAAAAATAACCTAGGAGGCAAAATAAATTAATTGATCTTTAAAGATCTGGGTTTAGCAGTATCAGCAAATGGGATGGAAATTTCTAATAATCCATTATTCATTTCGGCTGCTGCTTTGGTTAAATTAAATTTAGAGCTAATTTTATATCCTAAATTAAAGGATCTTTTAGCTACTCCTCTGTGAATATACTTGTACCCATTATCTGTTTCGTTTTTCTCCTTATTGTAAGAAACACGAAGTACATCTCCTTCAATGTTGATATCAACATCTTTTTTAGTGAGACCAGTGCAAGCAATTTCAAAATGTAGACCAAAATCTGATTCGTAAATGTCTACAGGGTGAGGAATTTTACTTTCCACTACAGGAAAGAAATTACGATCAGGTTCGAAAAAGTTTCGAAATAATAAATCAAAAGGGTGAACGTTTCGTTCTAAAATATGTGTACTCATAGTTACAAAATTTGTGAGTGCCTAAGCTACTCGGTTAAAAAATAAAACAATTTACTGCCTCCTAGGTCAGTTTTATTATACATATAATTAAAATTCATTTTCTGCTTGTTGGACCATAAAATAGGTACTAGTTATTTTACCTTTTTTGAAGGTTATTTTCATTAAACCCTCGGTACTTAATTGAATTAAACCTTCATCTGAATTCTTATTTACATTTAAGATATCTCTAAATTTGTCTAAATTAAAAGGCATTTTAGTTCCCATTTTATTTATTTTACCTCTTAGTTGGTATGATATCTTATTATCATGTCCTCCTTCTTCACCTAAAATAACTTCACAAACAGGATCACCATCTAAATCTTTAGTAGTACCTATAACTAACTTAGCGGTTTCAGACATTGCACTTCTTGCTTTGACAAGATTAAGTACATCCTCTGGATTTAATTCTAATTCTATGTCGTATTTAATTTCCCTGATAGTACCTACTTTAGGAATAAGTAAGGCATCAGCTAATGCATATACTGTATTGAATTTTTCATCTGATATTTTTAGTTTAGTAGGAACTTTATTAGTTTTTTCTACTTCCATTAATATCTCACCTTCACATAAATCAACTAATGATTGTATCTTTTTAGTGTTAAAAATAGGTAGGTCTACATTTTCGAATTCTATATCCTCACATTTAACATTTCCTATAACATCTTTACTAGGTGTAGTAAAATTAACAGTTAAAGTATTATCCATAAAAGACCATACTACATGTTCATTTACTTTCAAGTAATATTTATTTATAAAACTTTGTAAATCTACTTTTTTAATCATAACTAAAATTTAAAAAACTTTTGTTGGTATGGGTTTAAATTTAAAACCCATCCCAGGTCATTAAAAAAACCTTCTAATTTATTTAAAAGGATACTATCAAAAACCTTTTTCCTATCAGCATATTTTTCTATGAATTCATTTATTTTAGGTGGGATATCAGCACCAGGCATAAAAGCTAATGATTCTATATGGTATGGGTTAGGTTTTAGGTAAATCCATTTAATTTTACTGCCCTGGGTAATATAAGGGTATTGAGTATTAAGTTTCCAAAATCTAAGTAAATCATTATAAGCAACAGTAGCTTTAATAGCTGCAGTAGCACCTTTTTCTAAAGTAGAAAACATTTCTCCTGCCAGGGGTTTTTTGCTAATATACTTATTTAATTTTTTAACAGATTGAGGATTACCTAATTCAGCAAGAGGGATAGTACCATCTAATATTTGCGATTTGAATTCTTTAACTCTAGCAATTATTTTCTCTTGTTCTGTACCTTTTAATACATCAATTAAAATATCCTTAAAAAATTTACCTAAAATAGGGGGAAAATTAGCCTTTTTAAATTCTAATCCTTTTACATCAAGTGATTCTTTGGTTATACCTTCTTGTTTAGTAATCCACTGAGCATACCTACGAGTGGCTCTAAAATAAGCTGAACGAATAACACATTCAGTTTTCATTTCAAGTCTATGGGATTTAATATTGAAACAATTTTCAGCTAATGTGTCATATGAAGTAGTAATTATATCCTGGTACTTAAGGGCTATCTTTTCTAATGCTTCATCTTTTTGTTCATCAGACATAGTATCAAAGTCTGGGTAAAGATGTCTTAGCATTGGTTCAGCATGGATATAAACAGAGTCAGTATCCATGTAGGCACAATAGTTAGTGTCCTCTTCATTACAAATATACCAGGGTGTAGTTTCTAATTCTTTCATTAAAATCTATCTTCTACTGAAGGTCCTTTAAACATTCCTCCGTCCTTTTCTCCCTGTGAATTTAATAAAGGACTATCGGTTTCTATAATAAAATGTTGGTTTTCTTTTTCTAAGAAAATTTCTCCTCCATGTTTAAGAAGTTTCTTAAATTGTTTAATTAGAGTTTCACTCCAATTTTCACTTAATTTTATGACTTCTTTTTTATCTATAGGTCTGCCGTTTAGTAAAACTATAGAACCTCTTTTAAATGCATGTCCAGTTAATTTCATATTTCAAATGGTTGATTTTCTTTAATTACTTTATTCATATGTTTATTCACACATAGAGCTGATTCTTGAATAATGCGCTGACCCGACAAAGTTATAGCTTCAGATAAAATAACAGAACCATACCTAAAGCTAGGTAATGCAGTAGCACCATAAAGTGAGTTTAGTAGGATTTTCATGGTATACTGTTTCATATGAAATGATGCGCCTAATTCATTATTACCTGATTTGTATGCTTTTTTCATTTCAGTTTTATACTTAACCCGTTCATCAAACCATTTATTAAGTATAGTAGATAAAACGGATTGTTTATCAGTTCTAAAAAACACTCCATTAGCTGATATAGACATTCCCATGTCTTTAATTAAGTTAATTAGTTTACCTATTTTTATTTGAGTTCTTTGGCGTTTAGCATTTTCTATAGTTATTTCCTTTTCAGGGTCTTTATTCATTAAATCATTAAGACCAAGACGATTATTCCTATCATCGGCATCAAGAATTCTACCAACTAATGTTTCCTTGCCTATATTAATAGTCATAATAATAGAAGGATATAATGAAGTTAGATCTTCATCAAACATGTAATTGTAAATACCTGCTTTAGGACAGAATAAAAAACCACCAGCATAACCCTTTTTAGTAATATTACTTTTATCTTTGGAAGGTGGGATTAATCCTTGTTCCAATAAGTATGCTGAGATAGCACCATCTTGAGTTTTAGTGTTGGCATAGACTTCACTATAGTTATGTTTACCCTTATGGGATAGATTTTTAGTTAGTGCTAAATATTCTAACTTTTCATCTAATAGTTTTAAGATTTCAACATCACGAAAGTTATACTCAATAAATTTATTAATATCAGATTCAAACAAATCATCAAGATTACCTTCGTACTCAATTTTATTTACACCAACATATTTTTCGCCAATAGCATCTAAACGGTAAGATGGTTCATCAGCCCAACTATATTTTTTGTGTAAACGCATGTAATCAAGAGATTCAACCCCCATGATTTGAATATATTGATCCTTAAACCAGGGGGTTTCTCTTACTTTTTGAATAGGAGAAAGATGGGCAGCTATGTCTTCACCTAACACATTACACATCCTATAATAAAGATAAGGCACATCAAAATAATCACTATTCCAACCCACAATAATATCAGGGTCCATTTCTCGAAACTTTTCAAGAAATTTGTAAAGAAGTTCCCGTTCTGTTTGTACTGGGATTATTTCTTGATTTTTATTTTTAGTATACTCTAATTGCCGTTTAGTATCTAAAATTAAGATGCCCCACTGATCAACTTGCTTATCATACCAGGCAATAGAAGTTACTTTTTTAGGGGCTCGTTTTATATAATCCTCAGTAAGAGCATCTCCCATTTCGGTTTCAATATCAAAAAATACTTCTCTATGTGTAACTGAAGGTTCATCATTAGTGCCATATTTTTCTATGAGGAACTTTTGATGGGCAGGTATATCCCAATAATGAAGATTAGGCTCCTCTCTTTCCCATTTAGAAGTAATTTTTAGAGGTTCACCATTTAGGCCAGTATGGGTAGCCGATCCAGGATCACATTCCCTATAAGATTTATTGATCCACTCTATTTCTTCTTTACCAGCATCGGTCCATAGATGGATTTTATGTTTATTTTTTCCTATAGGTTGGGCGTATATTTTTTTATACATTAAAGAATTTTGATAAGTCAGGACGGAAATAGTTAATTGATTTCATTACTTTTTTATCACTTGTTCTATATACAACATAATTGCTGCCTACTTCCTCATAATGGCAAGGTTCACCTTGTTGTTCAGAACGTACTTTAACTGTTTCCTCAGCTTCTTCTAATGTAGTGCAAATTTTAGATAAATTAGAAGCTTGTACTTCTTGATATGCTTCCCAAATTTTATCTTTTAACCCAAATACCATAGCACCATTACCTAGTCCTACGTAAGTGATATCTAGGATTGCATCTAACACCTCCTGAATATTTTCTTGTTCAACTGCTTCTCGGAGTTCATCTAACTCTTCTTGAATAAAATTAATAACAAACTCAGCATCTTTTTTATCTATAGTGGGTTCAGTTCTATTCTGCCATTCTTTACCCATTACAGTGTTAAATTCTTCTACTTCTGTAATAAAGGGGACATATCGTCCTTCAAATTTTGAAGTAATATTATCTGCTAATTGTTCAGTCCATAATGTAGGGTCATCATGAAATGGAAGTTGAATCAATGATTCTCGGATTTCTTGTTTAACTAATTTTTTAAAATATGACATAACGCTTTATTTGTAGTATAAATATAATAAAATTTTTTAGGGTATACACGTATTTTTATAGAAAAGTTTATGAAATGTGGATTAAACTTGACCATAATTCATGAGGTACATCACCACTAAATTTACTATTCGGGGCTAGTATAACTGATACAGCATCATGTGAATGTAAAGATTCCTGGTGTGAACAAATAACTCTAAAGTCCTTAATTCTATTATCCTCTACTAGTTGTTCATATAATAATCTAGCAGCATCCTCTACAAACTTAAGATAAGATCCATTTAACTCAGCAAATGCCATTTCATCCTCTCTTTTTACAATTACTTGAGTTTCTGTATGTAGTGCTTTATCACACATTTCTTTTAAATCCTCAATCCACACTAATTCATCAAATTCAATAGATATCCTAGTTACTGATCTTTGAGAGTGGGATACTGTAGCTTTGTTTCTGTATTTTCTAGCGAACTCAGCTAATTCATAGGAACAAGGACAAGCTGAAGAGTAGACAAAATCAAAATGGATAATTTTCTTGAGAACACCACTTTTATCTAGGTTACCCTCTAGCGTTACATCATAGTATTGATAACCTTCTAATCCTGAGCGAAGGGAAGGTTGAATAATAGGATATGAAAATTTTAAGGCAATCTTAGCATCAAATGATTTTAATTTATCTTTATAACTAGAAAGTACAGTTTCTAATTTATCAATACTAAAAACGTCAT